TGATCTTGCAGAGCCATCGGCTGAGTGTAGATGTAATAGCCTTTGTCAAGGAATTGACCACGCTCAAGCTGACCAAAGCCGTCTGCGTTCCATTGTCCTGGAGCAACCAAGCCGTTGTTAACAGCCTCTTCGCAAACACCAGCAGCAATATTCACAAGCTGATTTTGACCGGCATCAGTTTGCGGGATCTTTGTCTTGCTTTGATACAGAAGATTGTATTCTGCATTTTGCAAAGCGTCAACAAACCAGTCAAGACCATGGATTTCGTCGAAGTAAGCCTGACCAGACATAACACCATATTGAATGATCGCTGTGTCGTTCTGATAGTTCACGAACACATTACAGCGTTTTGCTTTCAACGTTTGAGCTTGAGTTTCTGTCAATGTTGAAGCCACAACTCCAGGCTCGATCTTGTACATCAAAGTGATTGTGCTACGGTTAGCAGAGAAATTCACTGAGAATGCACGACCCATCAGAGAGCAGATCGCATAAGGATTTGCGCTGAACTGAACACAAGTGCGTTTGTACAGAAGATCCTTGAAACGAGTTGCCAGATCTAGGATGTAAGTCGAATCAAGGACACGTGTGTCTGTTTCTGTCACGCCAAAAATACGGCTGATTGAAGCACCTTCAATGAAGGCTGCAACGTCTTGATATTGGTCACCAGTTGGCATTGTTGAAGCAGCAAAAGTCAAACCATACCACAAGCCAGAAGCGTCAGCCAGAGCAGCAGCTGCTTCAGCAGGAGTTTCAGCAGCGAAGCCAATAACAGGAGCAAGAGCCGTTGCAGAAGTCAATTTCAACAAGCCAGATATATTCGTTCCAGTTCCAACAGGAGTCGCATAACTTACGCTAGACAAGATGCCTGTTGTGTCGCTGGTGATTGTGAAACGAGAACCGTCCCAAGAAGCTGTTGCACCAGTCAGCACGGCATTGATTGCAGTTGCAACACCATTTAGGTTAAGTGCTCCTGTCAAGTTGATCAATGTAACGTCTTGTTCAACACCGTCAACACTAACTGTGAAAGAGCCGTCTGCGATGCCTGTGAAGTTAGACAAGGTTTGTTCTGCTGTGGTTAAGATGCCACCTTTGATGAAGCCAGAAGTTGCTGCTCGCAGCCAGCGACCGATGTTCAAAGTTTGCGGACGAGGACTTTGACCGAAATAAAGTGCAGCAGCAAGATATTCAGGAGCTGAAAGACCAAAGTCTCCAGCGACAGACTCTAAGTCTGTGTATGCACGAATGCGCTCTGAGCCGTCGATGACATTAGAGTCACCGGCAATCAGCAAAGTGCCAAAGCCACGTCGTGCAGCAGCCAATGGTGCAAGATTGACAGTTGCCCGAACCAATCTTCCAATGTTTAAACCTTCCATTTTATTTCTCCTAATTTGAAACTGACCATGCTTCAGTCAGTGGTTGCGACGCAGCGTCATCAGCATAAACAGTGCCATCAGCAGCAAGAAAATGCAGAATTTGATAATCTCTTCTAATTTCACGTCTGACACTA